GAGGAAGAGGATAACACGACAGGAAGTCAGGAGTTAGCGTGTGTAGGTGGTGCATGTGAGATAGTGTAGATAAAACTTAGGGGCCAAGCGGCCCCTTTTTTATTCGTCAGTCGCTAAGACAACACCACTGGCTACTCCAGCACCTGTTGCTCCACCGGCTGCCATTAGTTTCTGTTTAGCTGCGTTGGCTCTAGCAATGTCAGCCTTAGTAACCTCTGGCGTTGCTTCCAGTAAAGCCCTTTTTGTATAGGCTTCTGGAGTTTCCTTCGCTTGTTTCTTGACACCTGTAGTTCTTTCAGTCTCTTTTATAGCTTGCTGTACTTTTCTAGGCGTAGCTTTTTTCTTGATCTGTTTATTGTTATACTTAGCGCCTGTTTTATAGGAAGACTCAATCAAAGGAGATGCAGTAATTAAGCCGTGTCCTCCTACGGGGTTAAGGCCAAACATGTCGTGTCCGTCACTTAACATTGTGTACATCTTTTCCTTGTTAGGATCAACTACAACAAAGGCATTCATTCCTCCTAGCTCTTGTTGTCTTGAAGTATACGATTGCTGCGTAACTAAGTAACCATCAGGGTCTTTGATGTCTGCTAAGTTTCTACCGCCTACAGCGTTACCTGCTTCGTCGCTAACTCTAGCCATCTTAATTGCTTTAGTGTCTAACAGTTTGTTAAACGAATCCAGAACTCTTTGTTCACCTGCTTGTAGTTTTTTACCTGACCCTTGTTTTGCCCTTGCTCTCAGCAGGGTCTCCAACATTACGCTGGGCTGATCTCCAGCTCCCATTTTATTCATCAGTTGAAAGGCTTTATTATCCAAGGTAGAAGACATTTGTAAATACTCAACCATTGCTTTACCGTCTAGTTTACCTTTAGGTTTTGCTCCTTCTGTTTTACGTAAGTTATTCACCACGTTTAAATACTTATCCGTAGTCTGACCACGCATAGCTCTGACTACAGGAGAACCAGCCCCCGCAGCACCTACAGATTCTATGTATCCTGCGTTCTTACCTGAGGAAGGGTCTTTAATCTGATATTCATACCTAGCGTTAGGGTTCTTTATATGTGGCCCTTGAGTAAGGTGTGTTAAAGCTCTGTTGACTATAGACTCTGGGACTGTACCTGAAGTTCTAAAACCCGAACCTATGCCTGAAGCCAATCTAGCGGCCTCCTCTCTAGGTATACGCGAGTCTAAGTATTTTAAACCTACTACGCTGTTCTCTAAGAGCGTGTCTTCGGTGTTAGGTAGTTGGCGGTTTATAGATATAGCTGTCAAGTCTGCGTCTTGTCCTACATCACTAGCCCAATCGCTAACTTTCCTGTCTGATATGCCTATAACTCTCCGCTTTGCAACACTCTGCGGGTCAATACTTTCTTTAATAGAAGGTATAACAGACTTTGTGTATTCTTTACCAAAGTTTACTGCGCCCTTTATAGGATTACGGTAGAACTCAGGAATATGCGTAGGGGTGTTCTGAGCAGTTTTGTTTATTAAACTGCCTCCACTACGTAACATACCCTTAGCTATACGAGGCCCATAACCTAACACAGGTACAGCCCCTATAGCTCCTAATGTAGCCATCCCGTAGTTGCCCTTTTCGTAATCTTCTATGGCTTCTTTGCCAGAGATAATCTCACCGGACACAGGAAGAAAAGAAGCTCCTAAGTAAGCAGCGTCTTTTAGGTCTTGAACTTGATCCCTCTTGTTCCGTTTCCCTTGTGGGCCTCTGCGTCTTGGGCCTTCTTCCTCTACTCTTTTTAAGATTTCATAGCTATCGTCTGTAAGGGACATTCACTTCTTCCTCTGCGTTTTCTTCTTCAGGGTCGTCAATGTTGGCTAACGGAAGTTTCATAGCTTCTATAATAGTAGCCCTGTCTAAAGCAAGAGCTTCCTTCATCTCTTTTACTTTAGTTTCTTTCATAGCCTTGTCAATAGCAACAAGTGTTTTACCTAACTGCTTTCTGGTGGCGTTACTGTTGACACCTCTATATGCTAAATAGCCTAATCCGGTACCAACCGCTACGTAAGGCAAGTAAGGTGTTAAAGTTCCTATGGCTGTTGCTGCGCCTGCTCCTGTAAGCATTCGAATATTATTTACTTTACCGCCTAAAGTCTTAGGCATAACCGTGTCTGTCGCTCTAGCTATGTTTTGTATAGCTCTGCCCATAGATGTGTTTAAATCATCAGCAGCTTTAGGCTCAAGTATATCACGAGCGTCATACAACAAGTGCATCTCTCGCAAATCTTTAGCTACATCAGAAAAGCCAGCTCCTTCTATTACTTTTTTATTTAAGTAGTTCCTGACAGCTCTTTGGGCTTCCGACAAAGCTGTTTGTGTGCCATCAAACACATCACCTCTGAGGCTTTTTATGTGGTCATCAAGTTCTTTACGTAGGCCGTACAAACGAGCTGGTGTAATTTGCTCTCCTTTTAACTTAGTATCTACCCAAGAAAATAAATCTGTTGCTGCTTTTACGCGAGTATTGTTATTTAATGCAGGGTTAAAATCAGGAGAATCTGGGTCTAGCATTCCTTTTAAAACAGATCGCATGTCAGACCGTATGTCGGCTGATTTAAACTTAACATAATCATATTCTCTCAACTCGCTGGTAAGTTTTTTACCACGCTGTTCAAGAGTATCCCTTATAATGTCTAGGTTACGTTGATTACTGTTCTTAGGAGAGACTTCTGTTTTGTTTATTAAAAGATCATAAAGTTCAGTGTCTCTTTCTGTAGGAACGTAATAAGTAGTGCCTGTGGTGGGGTCTGATCGTTTGTTTTTAACAGTTTTTAAACGATTAGCCTTAGTGTCTTCAAGTTCCAGCACTTGTTGCATTTGTTGGCGCTTGCCTTCTAAGGTTCTTTCAGCAGCTTGTCTTTGTAAAGCCACGCCTCTTCTTTTTAAATCAGAAGATGACTGAGGTACTGGCTTTCTTAATGCAGCAGGCTTATAAATTTCAGCTATTTGCACAGCACCTTTTAAGTTATCAGATTCAATAGGATACCTTGCACTAAACTCTTGCCACGCTTTAAATCCTGATTTAGCTGCTTCTGTGCCTAGTTCAGTAATTCGCTCAACAGTAGGATTACCCATAAGAGACTCAAAAGTTTCAATAGCGTTATCTGCTATTTGTTTTTCAAAGTCATCGTCAGTTAGCTCAAGTGCTGTTTTGCCACCTATTGTTAATACTTCAGAAATAGGAGTTATAAGACCTGCTTGTACTGATTCGCCAGCAATAGGCAGTGCAGCCATACCTAAAGGTTTATCTAAGGCTTTTGTTTTAGCCAACTGTTTAAACGCAAACTCAGGAACTTCTGAAATACGTTGACCTATTCGTGAAACACCTTCACCTAATTCTTGAGCTAAATTGTAATCTGTAGGTTGATAACCTTGTTGAGCTTCTGCCTCCTCTATTAAAACAGATAGCTCGTTTATAACAGCGGTGTCGTTTTCTTCTACGGCAAGCAATAATGCTTGGTCTAGCTCTTGTAAAGTAGCCATTAACGTATTCCTGTGTTTCTTTGCGTCCTTTGTCTAGCTCTTTCAATAACTGATTGAGCAGCAGGAGAAAGTCCCTCATCGTCAGAAGGAGTAAAAGTTGGAGCAGTAATATAAAGACCTTCAACAACATTAGGGTCTATATCTGCACCTTTTATGTTACTTAAACGGTCTAATGCTGAATTGCTTTTGCTAATTGCTTTTACAGCGTATTCGTTTTCAATCTCAATAACTCTTTTAATTGTGTCTAAAGACAAAGAAATATCGCCTGCTACAATTTTTTCAATAAACTCTCTATCTTTATCAGAGATAGCAGTACCAGAACCTAACGCTTTAATTAAAGGAAGTACCTGTTTAGCTCTGTTAATCATAAAGGTTTGTGTAGCTACAACTGCGTCTTCCTGCTCTGGAGAAATAACACCTAGTGCTTTACCTATATCCATTATGGCAAGTTGAACAGGAGCAAGTTTTCCTGTGTATATCTTATCTAAATCAAGCGCACTGGCTCTATTAATTTCTAACATTTTTTCAGCTTGTCTGCCTAACTCATTTAACTCAACAAAACTATCTACAAAACCTTGAGTAAGTTGTTTAGTAACTCCATCACCAGCACTTAAAGTTTTAGTAGTTACTGGAGCTTGTGTTAAACCTAACTCTGAAGCCATTACCCACTTTTCTGTAGACGCATCCCACACTTGACCCGCTTCATTTACACGGAAAGGCTTAGACACAGACCTTCCGTTAATAGTCTGCTGATAAACTTTTAGGTCTGCTTTTTCTCCTGATATAGTTTCTAAAAATAACGTATCGCTTAGGTTATCGTAGTTTCCTTTTTTAATAGCATCAAGAACTGGTTGTGCAGCACCTTTAGAACGAGCTACTTCTACTCGTCCATTACGTCCTTGTTTAGCTATTACATTACGTTCTTCAGTTTCAAAAATTTGCTCAGAGGCTGGCTTTAACGGCCCTCCTGCTTTAAGCATTTCTGCTGTGTTTTCTAAACCTAACTTATTAGCTTGACTAATTAATTGAATACGTTGTTGTGATTCTGCTTGTTTTACTTTTAACTGTTCAATTTTTGCTACTGCCTGTCCAGCCGCTGCTGAGTTACCTTGTACTTGCAAAACCTTAGTCAGCTTAGTAAGGTCTGCTATCTGCTGATCAAGTGGTTTAGGCTGCCCGTCAGAAGTTGTAGGTGAGCTTAGTTCCATCATAGCCCTCTGCCTGTTTTCCTGAGCAGATGGCTGACCACCTCTCATCAAACTTCCCAGCCCCTGCTGAACTGCTCTGTTACGATTAGCCATGAACTGACCATAAAAGTTTTTACTACCCGGTACTGCTACTGGGTTCTGGGTATCTTCAATGCCCGTAAGCAATCCTACTAAATCTCTAGCCATGTCATATTCTCCTTAGGAAAGCCAGCCGCCAATTAAATCTATTAAGCCTTTATCGTCATTGTTTCCGCCTAAAATCAAATCTACCAAAGAACTTTTAGAGTCTCCTCGCTCTCCAAACAAGCCTCCAAGCAGAGCGTTTTGCTGACTTAAACGTAACTGATTAGCTAATTCTTCACCTTGCATTCTAGTTTCTAGTCCACCTAGTCCAAGCTGTGACGCTAGTTGTGTACCAGTCCTACGACCAACATCAGCAAAGCCAGCAGGTATTGCACTAGCTTGTAGCATAGCCAACGCTTGTTGCTGTGGTTGATAACCAGCAGCCATTAGTCCTGTAGCGCCTGCTAGAGCTTGCTGCTGCTCTGTTAGTGCCTGCTGTCTAGCACCTAAGTTAGCACGACCCATAGCCTCCTGACGCGCTGTCTCTTGCGCTAGTAGCTCAGGGGAAGAACCACCGTAAGCAGCACCAGAGATACCTAAACGGCCTTGTGACAGCATACGAGCCTCTGTAGCAAGACGCTGACGCTCTTCTTCAGGACGCTGTGTAGCCCGTATCTGCTCATATATAGCTGCTTGCTGTGACGCAGGGTCTTGACCTACTTGACCAAATAAACCTTGTGCCTGACCCATTAGCTGCTGTTGCATAGCCTGCTGTTCAGGTGACAGGTCAATACCAAAACCACCTTCAGCAGTAGTTGTTATGCCTCCTAAGCCACCAGTAACAGTATAGGGTTGGAATGTAGTACCAGCACGAGCTTCTGCTGCTAACTCTCCAGCTTGCCGTTGACCCTCAATACCAGACTCTCTTACAGCCTTAATAGCCTCGTCGCCTAAGTAGTATTCACTGCCTGTTCTAATTAGATCGTTGTAGTCAATACCTTTAAGAAAATCCATAATTGTGCCGCTAGTTTCTTCACTCATTAGTACGACCCTCCAGTAATTGTGTCAGCCGTTAGTGTGCCTGTCACGTTTACGGTAGCGGCTGTTACAGTACCAGTAAATGTAGGATCAGCAGTGTCAGACTTGCTGTTTACCGCTGTTGCGATGTTAGTGTATTCTGTGTCAATCTCTGTACCACGTACAATCTTATTGGCGTTACCAGAGGATAAAGCATCTTTAGCCGCAAAGTTAGTGGTCTTTGTATAGTTGGACATTAGATAAGTCTCCCTAGTAAAGCATGTATGTCAATCTTTTGAATGGAAAATGGTACGTTGTCTATTTGTGCTTCAATACCAATGGTAACAATAGAACCGCTACCACCAGTGTTTACAGAAGGCGTGTTTATTAGAGCGTCTGCTCCTCCTGAGTATTCTGCTATTGCGTACTCTGCAACACCATACTCAGCAATAGCGTTAGACGCAGAGAATGTAAAGGCTTGCTTATTGTAGACATCTGTATAGTCATAGCCCCAGTTAAGCGTTATGTCAGTACCGTGTGCGCCTACAATAGTCAAGTTAAACTTCTTTAAGAACTTGAGATTAGAAGAGTTACCAAAGTCTGTAGGATTACTAAAGTAACGTAGCTGATAAGTAGCTGTGCCGTCTAGGTAGCCTGCGTACTTAACAATGCCTGTAGACTTGCCTATGTAGATGGTCTTGTCTTCTAAACGTGCAAAGGACAGGGGGTCTAGTTCTGTCCATGTAGTAGCTCTGTGCGCCCCAGATTGGTCTAACGGGCCGCGCATGTCAAAGCAGTACACAGTATTGGTAGAAGGTAGAGAAAGCAGGTAGAAGGCTTCATCTGCGCTATATAAAGACTTAATAGGCAGCTGCTCTACGTTTACCTTCTCCATCAGCTCGTTACGTACATATTTACTGATGTCACGCATAGGCAGAGACTTTTCTTGTATCACTCTACCAAAGCTACGTAGTCCTGAGTCTGACAAGAACAGTACGTCAGTGCCTGTGTGCTGTATAGAGTCACGAGCGACACAACCTACACCTTCAATAGTGTCTGCAAGTACCAGCGTGTTAATAGGATCAGAAGTACCTTGATAAACAACAATAGACTTCCTACCAAAAATAATTAGGAAGTCGTTGTGTTCTGTTATTGCTACTATGTCGTCAGTTCCTGAAGGCCATACTTTATCTAAGTTTAAGCTACCTGATGCGCCTCCGTGAAACTTATTGCCTAGTAAAGTATCTGACCAGTAGATAGTGTGCTTGTTACCTGTCAAGTCTGCTACCCAAAGTCTACCAGAGGCTGCTAAAACTTCGTTGCCTGAAGGAGCTGCATGCTGTCCGTCTACTGACAAAGCTAATGTAGTAGAGCCAGCGGTAGAAACCAGAGGAGCATGACCGCGCTGGTAGAAGTGTACGTTGTTGTTAAACGTAACAATCTTCCAGTCATTAGCTGTTATAGCGTAACCACCCGGTAGCGTTACTTCAGCAAGAGTAGTAGTACCCGTAAATATTTTGTTGTTGCCTACAGAGAAGATAGTCTTTGTTCCGTCTTTAGCAACAAACTCGTGTATGCCTTCTATACCACGGCTACTACCTAACACAGAAGAACCGTTAGTAGTGACCTCTTCCCAGCCTTTACGCGCCCCTATACGGCCTAGCTTGTCAATAACACAGTTGTCAGCAACAGCAGCAAACGATGGGTCTACGCCTATTGGTGAGTCCTGAGTATTGAGTCCAGCAAAGCCGGGAGCTGCAATAGTAATGTTCTGTAGCTGTTGAGCCATTATGAGTACCAGATAGTTTCTTCAGGATGTAATGCAGCGTCCATTGCTATAGCGTCTGCTAGTGAAGCATCAGCTAGTGCGAACAGTTCTGCTGCGCTAGTACCGCCAGTCTCTCCTCTCTCTCGTGCTGCTAACGCTGTAGCCAGACGTATAACAGGGTTATAAGGCACGTTCAGTGGGTCTGTGTCGTTGGTAAAGTCTGTAGTACGTAACACCACATTAAACCGCAGTGTGTACGCAGCGTCAGGAATAGGGTATAGATCAACACCGTTTATACCGTTAATGCTGTAAAACTGAGTAGTGCCTTTAGGAACACTAGGGAAGTCTAGGAAAGCATTGTCAAACCACTGAGATGCTTTGTACTGCAAGAAGCAGTTTTGTGTGTCGTTGGTAGCATCTAGTATCTTAATAGTGTTGTCAGCACCTGTAAGGACGTAGTTAAACACGTTAGCCTGTGTGTCTACTGTCAGTGTGTTACGTAGTCCTGTCCAGTCCCAAGCGTTCTCTACTGTACGTTTAGCGTCATTAACATACTCACCTATTAGCTTGGAGTAGCTGTTCTCGCCTACGGTAGAGACTTCGTTTTCACGCAGCCTAACCAGCACCTTGTTTACCAGTTGTAAGTATGTCATTAGTATGGAAACCTCTCTAGTAATTCAGCGTTGGTCAGCATTCCTTGCGGCTTGGCTCTTAACGCTTCCTGTCTTCTTTGTTGTAAAAATTGTTCTAACGGATTAACCTGCGGTACGTCATAGGGCATTAGTGTAGGTGTAGGAGCAAGACTAAAAGGTACTAATCGTTGAGTATCCTCTACTTTTGTTTTCATCTGGAACATGTCGCCAAAGAGTGCATCAGTAGTTCTAGTTCCTGATGCCATCATACCTACGCCACGACCAGCTCCTGAGCCATTACCATCACCATCACCATCGCCATCGCCATCGCCGTTGCCGTTGCCGTCGTCTTCACAGACACCTGTCTCTGGGTTCTTTGTCTGACCTTCGTCACATTCTCCAGTACCACCGCCGTCGTCTTCACAGACACCTTCAGCATTCCTAGTTTGCCCTGTAGGACATTTTCCAGTTCCGTCAGTAACACAAACAC